CCACCCCGAACGCGCCGGGCAGGTCGTAGCCTTGGCCTGCCGTGCGGAGGTACAGCCCGACGGTGTGGGCGTGCAGCACGGCATCATCCAGTGGGATTAAATCCCACTTATCCGCAGGCAGCGGCATGGTTTTCATGCGCACGCCCTTGTCGCGGATGCTGGCGGAATAGCACTCATATTCCTGCCCGCCTGCCGTTTCAGGTAGCCTGACGGCAAGCTCACAATGTGAGTACCGTCCGCGCGTGAGAATGCGGGTCAGCCCATCAGTAAACCGTGCCGCCCACACTTTCAGCCCCGTGCCGCCACGGTGGCCGTGATACAGAGCCAAGTAAATCATTTGCCCACCTTTTCTAGCTCATGGAGATGCGGCCGGATGGCAGCCACAATCTCTGCCGCACGTTTATCAACTTCGGCTGCGGTTTTCAGGTTCTTGAGTTCAAGCTTCTTCATCCGTAGGATGCCCAGTTGCTCCAGAGTGGCGCGAAGTTTCGCCGCTTGAGCAAGGATAATATCGGTAGCTTCCTTACCCCCTTTACCCGTAGGCTGGGCGAAGGCGGCGACTTGGGTCGGTAACTCACCTTTATAGCCGCCGGCTTTGTAATCGATAGCCTGCTGCTCTCGGAGTTGGTACTCCGGTCCGAAGCGGGTAACACGGCGGTAGGCTTCACCCACTAAATCGTTAATTGCCTTAGTGCCGTTGTCGATGGCTTCGGCCAAGAGTTGGGAAGCGGCGGCTTTATCTAACACCCAGTCTTTACCGTTCCATTGATGTAGATGGCTGGGGGCGAGGGGAGCCAGCACTGGCTTGCCGTCTTTACCCGGCATGATGGTTTTACCCTGCGCTTGCCCGGCCAGCAGCGTGGCATGGTATTCGGCAGTAATCTCTACCGCATCCTCCGGCAGGACGTTATGGATTTGGTTGTCGTAAAATCCACCGGTGGATTTTGAGTAAAAAATAGTCATAGTCTCTCCCGTTAATAACCGATGGCCAGCCAGTAGTTCGGTGATGTGTCGTTGTCATACCCATTACCGTTAATCATGGTAAAGCGGGCGTTGTCAAGGATATTCGCGTTAATACTGGTTTCTTTACTGGCAGCGCCCCACTTAGCCGAGCCCACCAGAATCAATGCTTTATTGGGGAATGCAATCGGGAAGTTTTTGGGGTCGCCGTTATCGGAAGCTAGACCCCACTGGATAATCAACCCGTTCGGCAACTTCATGTAACCGGTTTCGGATTTCACTGCCGGCATGGCGGAGGCCAGCGCCTGAGCAACCGTTTGCGTCAGGGCTGAATCCCAATCGCTGATTTGCTCGTGGGTGTGCGTATGGCTCGCCGGAGCCTTCCCGTCAGCCGCCTGCTTTGCCGCCGCCGCTTCCTGTTTCGCCGCATTAGCGGTTTGCGTTGCGCTGCCGGCAGCCTGTTGCGCGGACGTGGCAGTTTGTTGGGCAGCACCCGCCGCGCGGGCAGCAGCCTCCGCTTGACCGGCTGCCCCGCCGGCCGCTTGTACCGCTGCCGTGAGTTTGGTTTGCAGTTGCTGTAGCTGCTGTTTCAGCGTCGCCAATTCACCGGCCGGTGCGCCGCCACCTCCTCCACCAGCTTTCTCCAACTTTTCTACCCGCTCTGTCAAAGCAGTAGCAGCATCCTTAATCTGCTTCAATTCTTCGGCGGATGTGCCGCCGGCAGTCTTTAACTTTTCCGCAACCTCGGTAAAGTTGTCGTTACATTTCTGAAACCCGACACGGATACTGTCGCCACCCGTACCATCAGGCAGGCTGCCTAAATTGACTTGCTCCATATTGTCTCCAATAAAAAAGACCCGTCAGGGTCTCAGTAGTGATGCGCCTATACCGGCAACCGGCACAAAATCCAGTTTTCCGGGACGTATTCCGGCGGCTGATAGGCTTTGCCGTCGGATTTAATCGAGACGTACTTATACACTTCCAGTTTGTCGTCACTGTGCCGGAAGCCCTGACCACCCCAGAACGGAATCTGGTCTGAGTGGTTTTCCTCTGAGGAGTTCAGCACGAGGTCAATCAAATCCATCAACGCTTTTTGCCCCGCAGTTGCAGCCTGAATCTCTTTTTGTACCTCCACGTCCCAACCGCCCCAAGTCTCAAACTCACGCTGCGACTCGGCTTCGTTGTAGCGCTCCTTCTGCATCCTTAAATCGCGACGCCGCTTGGCCGCTTCTTCGGCGGAGTAGGCAGTGTTCTCTTCGTAGGCCACCACCGGATCGAGCTTAAACAACAGATTGACGGCCCGCTGCAACTGCCAAGTATGGGTGTTCAAAAAGTTATTAAATCGGTCGAGGACGCTGGGACTACCCATCAGTTCGTCCCAAGACGGCTTGTGCTGCGGCGCATGGTAGTCCAACCCGGCCCGTTTATACACATCCGACATCCTAACCGGCACTTTGCGATTCCACGGCGCCCCTTTGTAGTCGTCCGGCACCTTCGGCCCGCGTACATAAATCGGTCGATTCGACACCGAACGTTCGAATGCGCTGTGCGCCATCGTGCCGCCCACCGCGTTCATCAGTCCGCCGCCGGGCAGCTTGAACAACCCCGCAGCGCCGTGGGTCAGCATATTGCACACCTTGCTGTAGTCGTGCCCACCCTGAACGGTGTAAATCGCCCCCTGGTTGGATTGCCCGTCAGTCCGTACCGTGATTGCCTGGCCTTTACGGATGGCCGCATTACTGGCCAATAGGCGCAGATATGGTCGGGCGTTATTGAGCACCTCGTAGCGCAACGGTTTATCTGGAGACCCCTCAAACAGTTCTGACATCTGCTGCTTGATTGTTGAATTTTCCTGCCCGATACGCTGCGCCAAGTCCTCCAAAGTGAGCGCGGAATCTGATAGAAACACATAACTGCCCCGGTCGATATAGCCCATCTCGAACGGTGAAGGCTGCTGCGTCATCCCGAACATATCGCCGGTATCGCCTACCGTCATCACAAACTTCATCGGTGCCGGTTCGTAGCGGTACACCACCAAGCCGTAAGACGGCGGCGGCTCCACAGTCGAACATTGGGCAAAGTATTCCCACGGGATGCCGGCCAGTTCGTAAAAATGCACCGTGATTTCAGTATTGGGTGACATTTCGATATATAAGCGGCCACCACAGCAAGAGACTAGCCCGAAACCATCTAACTCTGTTTGCGGACTGTCCGTACTACCCAACGCCTTACTACGGAAGGTCATTGTTACCGGCAGCCCGGTAGCCAACCCCCGCCCCACCGCTTGGGCTTTCTCCCAATCTAGGCGGTATTTGGGGTAATCAGTAGGACGACCCCCACTGTAACGCACTTTGTTCAATAGTTTTGCCAGTTGCCAGTCTTGGCCGGAAATAACCGAATGCACCAAGCGCTTGGCTTTTGCCCACTTGGCGGCATCGAAGCCACTACCCCAGCCGTGGATTACCGCCGGCAATAAGGGTTCGCTGTCTTGCTCCCCACCGTACAGGGAGAACTCAAAGCGCGTAGTACAAGCAGTCCGAATCGTACCACCCCGGGTGCGGAGCATCCCTGCTGAGTGAGCTTCCCCACCCTGACGCAGGCCGCGCTCCAGTAACTTCTTTAAAGATTGGTTACGGCTGGCATCTTCCAGCGTGAGTTCGCTGCCGTCCGCTGCCACTACCCGCAACTGATCTGACTGGTTTAAGCCGTGCAGACGCAGGGTGAGACTGCCGATCAGCTTCGGGCAGAACAAGTTGCTTGCCAGTACGTTCACCCCCTGCTCGTTATACACCGCCAGTCCGTAATCAGTTGACGTAGCCATATAAAAACTGCCTTCCTGCAAAAGCGCCCCCGTAGTGGGCGAGATTCCGATTTACCCCACTTCGGGCATCGTAGCTGATATTCCAGCACAGCGAACTTTGGTCGAAATACACCGTCGAGGCGTGTTCGGTACCGCTATTGATACAAAAGGAGTGGAATATCGGCATGATGAAGATACCTTTGAATTTATCGCGTAGGGGAAAGAGGAGGTCTAAAGCCAGCCGCCCGATCGGGTCGTTACCCAGAATAATGGTTCCTTCGACCACCAACGCCGAATCCAAGTTGGTATCCAGCACATTGCCGTCGTTGTCATACATCTGAATGCCGTATTCTTCGGCCATTCTGCTCTCCTATCAATCATCACCCCAATTGGTGAGCTTACCTACCCGCACCATCACATGGCCTTTCTCGTTACGCACAATCAGGCCGCGATAATCCACCTGAGTGCCCACCTTGCTGTTGGGGTCGGAACGCAGTTGCGCCCCGTGCTCCTTGGTCACGATGAAGCGCCCATCCGCCATATACAACGTACCGCCTCGGATGTCCGGTGCTTCGATGGTTTGGTTGGCCTTGATGTGCCGCCCCAAAATCGAGCCGTCGGCAATCAAATCCCCGTTGAAGTAGGTTTTGTCGCCGGTTACCGTGAACATCGGCAGCTTCTTGTTGTTCCACAGCACCAACTTATCCGCCTGAATCACTACCTCAGACTGCCCGCTGGTCCCATCCGCCAACAACGAAATGCCGCCCACCACCTTCGTGCCGGTGCGAGCATCGGTGCTCACTTTCAGCGTATAGGCCGCGCTTAATTTGCCGTTTAAGTCGGCAAACGACTGCGCCACCTGCGTTACCGATGCTTTAGCTCCAGCCACTTCGCTTTCCACCGCCTGCACTTTCCGCGCCTGCGCTTCGGTTCGGGTGGCGAGGGTTTTCATCTCCTCGGCTACCGTGGCGATTTTGTCGCCAAACTGGCTGCGAACGGCGTTGATGCGTTTGGATAACACATAATCCGCCTCGTTCATCTGGCTGTAAAAATCCCACTTGCCGGCCAGCTTGCCGGTATTACCGGCCATGCCATTGTTGTTACCGGCCAAGTTGCCCACCAAGTTCAGCAACTCTTCCCCGGCGCCCGGCGCAAACTGCTCTTTGCCGATTTTGCCTTTCAGCTGCTCGAGCAGCAGGGATGGGTCATCACTGCATACCCCGTCCACCGGCGCCGTCCATTCTCCGGCCAGCCCGGCGCTGTCCACCAGTCGCAGCCAGAAATACCAATGCTCGCCGGTCTTGACGTTGGTGAGCTGGTAGTCAGTCTGCGGTGCCGGCAGTTTCGCCAGCGGCATTGCCTGATTAAAATTGTTGCTCCTGCCGTAGCGGATTTCAGTGTGTGCTTCCGCCAGCAGCGGGCTGGGCAGCGTCCAATTTAGGCCGATGGCAAACAGCTTGGGCGTGGGCCGCACCCCAGTAATGGTGTAATTCAGGCTCCAAGCTTTTTCTAATGGTTTAGACAGCACGCCGCGCGCGGTGCGGCCGCGGATTTCAGCGCGGTAATCGCCGTTGGGCAGCCCTTGCAGGCTGATTTCGGCGCTGGGTGCATCCGGAATATGCCGCCACAGCCGGCCGTCTTTAAAAATCTTGATGTCGTAGCTCACCACCTGCCCGTCGGCGCTCAGGTTTTCCCAGCTTAGGGTTAAATCCCGCCCGTTGGTGGATAAGTTACTGTTGCCGAGCTGCGGCTGGCGGCCGTATTTGGTGGTGGCCCCCGCTTCAAACAGCGCGCTGTTGTCCACCGCCGCGTATTTGGTCGGGTCATGCCGCAAGGCGGTAATGGTGTACGTGCCGTCATCGGTGTTTTCCTTGATGCTTACCGCCCGATACTGGCGCGGAACCACCTTGCCGGACAAAGCCCAATGGTCGTCGTAACCCAGCCCTGCCGGGTCGCCATCCAACAGCAGCTGATTAGGCTGCGGCTGTGATGCCACTTTCAGGCTGTAATGCTTCGGTACTGTTTCGCCTTGTGCGTTTTGCTCGAGCGCAAGGTATTGGAACCACCAACCGGCAAGGTTTTCCGTGATGACGCGGTCGAGGGTGACCACCCGGCCGCTCACCGCCAACACCTGCCCGCCCAACTGCGCACCGGCAAAGTGGTTGTCCGCAATTTGGATAATGTCGTAGGGCAGGTGTTTCAGCCCTTCGCGCCCCACGGTAAACGACACCGCATCCTGCTGGCGCAGCCCGGTTTGCAGTATCCATTGCCCGTAACGCACCGCCTGCCCGCGTGTAGTGCAACCGAACGCGGTTACCGACTGGATATTCAGGCCGTAACGCGCCACTGCCTCCGGATCGGCCACATACTCGGTCTTGCTGCGGTAGCTGTCGTATTTGTCGGCAAAGCGCACCAATACGGCGGTATAGGTGGATTTCAGCGCCACACCGTTGTAGGCAAACTGCCCGTCCACCACATTGCTGTTGTCGTACTGCGCCACCGGGTCGCCGCCCTGATCCAACAATACCGACAGCTGGTTACCATTCCACAGCGGCATCCCGCAAAAGGCGCTCGCCAATTCGGTAAGCAGCTCGCCTGCCTGCCGCCGGTCGGTCAAGTAAGCATTGCAGGTAAAGCGCGGCTCCAGCCCGCCGAAGCCGTCCGGCACCATCTCATCACAATAACGGGCTACCTGATACAGGCTCCATTTGTCGATGTCTTCCGGCGCCAGACGCAAGGCCAGCGATGAATAGCGCTCTTGTTGTACCAAATCGTAAAACACCCACGCCGGGTTATTCGTCCAAGCGGTTTTAAAACTGCCATCCCACAGCCCCGTGTAAGCACGGGTTTCCGGGTCGTAATTAGAGGGCACTTGCACCTCGATGCCGCGAATCAGGTAATTGCGGCGTGGATTCTGCCCGCCGAACTGGTCAGAATCGATGCTCAAGGCCGCCAGCGCGGTAAACGGATAGCACAGTTTGGCATCCGTAATTTCCACATAGCTGGCAAAAAAGGTGCTGTTTTGGATTTTGTCGCTGTTGCTGTCCGGCGTGGGGCGGGAAACCTTGATGGAAAACGGCGCTTTCGGCAGCCGCTCAAACACCTCGTCATGGTAAAACGCACCGCTGCCCTTCTCGGTAAAGTTCACCTGCCGATGCTGCTGCACGCCGTCATCATTTACCAGCTGGATAATCAATGCCGTATTCGCCGGCAGCGTATCGCCGTTATCCTGTATCGCCGCATTGCGCTCCACCCCCACCGTTACCCGCAATCGGGTCGGGCCGCTGTCGGATACGGTGCGGATAACCGGGCTTTGGTTTTTTACCGGATTAGACACCGATACCGTGCGCTCTACGCTCTCCCAGCCAGGAATATAGGATTGGTCGGGCGTGCCGCGCTGGAATACCGCCGTTACACCTTTGAAGTTGTAGCTGCCGTCCGGATTCTGCACCGGCGTATCATTAAAAAACACGCTTTTAAACGGCGCATCGTTGCCGTTGGCAAAACCGGCCACTACCCCTTCGCTGATTACGTCCACGATGCGCAGCATCTGTGCCGAAGACAACTTATTCGGTGCCTCATACGGCGTGCGTGCGCCGCCGCCGCTTTTCTGCCCACCCATAGCCCTTACTCCTAATTTTGCTGCAGTGCCGCCGTGTAGTTGCGGGCGCGCACCGAATCGTCATTAAAATCCGTGTCGTAATACTGCCCGTTCGGCGCTTTCGCCGCCTGCCCGGCAATCGGCGTTTTCACCAGCCGCAGGGTAACGTCCGCCGCCGTCGGGTTCTGCAGCACCGGGTCACCGTCGGTATCCACCCGGCGCGACACCACTCCCTGCGATGCCACCCGGCTGCCGCAATACACCTTGCCGTAAGCCAGCGGCACCGGCTGGCCCTGCGCCGCCGTATTGTCTAAATTGGAAAACGCCGTATTGCGCCCCGCTTTCTGGCCCCGCTGCTCATTGTCCAATTTCGGCGGCCGTGCCAACATCTGCGCAATCCCGCCCGCCACCAAACCAATACCGGCGCTCATCAATGCCCCGGCTGCCGCCCAGCCAAACGGGTTCCACCACGCGAACGCAATCAGCACCACGCCGGCGATGATCTGCCCAGCCTTGCCCGCACCCTGAATACGCGGCACGATGTGCAAAATCCCGCTTTCAGGCTGCCTGAATTCGTGCTCCAGTTCCGCCTCGCAGAAATCGTGGCCGTTGAAGCGCACCTGATAAAAACCGCTGCCTAAAATTTCCCGAAAGCCGGGCAGTTGGGTGAGTAATGCCCGCACCGCTTCCGCCGGACTGGCGGCGTGCAAATCAAAACGGCGGCCGTATTCGCGCAGGCCGCCGTGTAAGCAAACTGTAATCATGAATTTATCCAAAAAGGAAAGCCCCGAACTTAAAGCTTCGGGGCTTTCTTTCAATCAATACCGACGTTATTCCAATTCGGCAAATATACAGCTGGATCGCCTCAATGCCTGAGCAGCTTCTCCAGAGTAAATATTCTCATTTAAATAGTAGTCAGCCTGAATGCGTTTCCGTTTCAACTTTTTCAACAAATCGGCTACCACTCCGGCGGATTCTGTTCCCTCCCTATCAAAATAGAAAATCAGATTGCTGTGTGTTCCACCAGCCTCTTTATTGCTGTATTCATAACCGTTTCCTACGGCGTATTCCAATGCTTTATGCATAGCGGCGTAATATGCACGGCTGATACACACCCGGTCATCCGTCTCATTCTCGCGGGGCATAGATTTAGCAAAGCCAAGGAAGTTTTCCGCCTGTATCATAAGTCGGCACCCGCCAATTCGCAGCCGATAACCAGCCTGGATAAATCAAGCCCGTGCTCCAACGCATAACGCACCTTGGCGCGGCTGATGGCGATATCGCAATCAGCCACCGCTTCCGGATCGGCATCTGATACAGCCAGCAGGGTCAGATAGGTGGCATCCCCGTCTGTATCGACTGTGTCTGCCAAATAGGCCACCCCAGATTCTTTCATAGTATGGCCGGCTTGAGCTAGTAGGCGTATTAGATGTTCTTCAGTAACACCGGATGCACGGAGTATGCCTATTCTTTCCTTTTCGTTCATCGTATCTTTCCCCAACTTATCCAAGCGGGCGATTACTTTTTCCATCAAGCCGAGCTGCCCGGTAAAACTGCCACGGTTGAAACAGGCGCGTAACCAGTCCGGATTGTCTACCGACAATTCAAAAAGATATTCTGCCAGCTCATAGGCGGATTCTCGCATATGCAGGCGGATAAGCGAATTAAAATAACACATTTCCACATCATAAATAGAATGTGGCAGCCGCCGCGCTGCATCGAAATTTGCCTGCATTTCCGCTATTTTCTGTTCGTAAGTCAGATCCTCTTTGAATACGGATACCGCGCCTAATATGGTATACGCCCTAAAGGCTTCATTCGTTCTAAACAGTTTTCTCGCCTCCTGTTCGATGCGGGCGATATTAAACGGTTTAAGGTGCGATACCCGGTAGGCATGGCTGATCGCCTTCTCTAGTTCATAGGCGGTAGTTTGAGGCTTTGGATTCATGACAGCATTTTAGCATAGTGGCTAATTGGCGTGCTCCAAATCATTCAGCACCGCCTGCAGCATTTCAGGCTGCCATTGCCGGTGCCGCCAAATGCTGTGCGTGTGCCGGTGCCAATACGGCCCATAAGCATCACGCCTGCTTAATTGGCCGAAAGCGTGGTGCAGCATTTCGCCGTTGCCCAAATACAGCAGCACATGCGAAGCCAGCCCGTCGAATTCGGTCAATATCACATCGCCCGGCTGCAACTCACGCACCCGCACAAACCCTGCCTTCTCGGCCAGCGCCAAGAAACGCCCCTGCGCCGCATCATCGTCAATGTCGCCACGCTGCACCGGCGGCAAGTCAATCCCCGCCAGATGGTAGGCATCCGCCAGCAGGCTGTAGCAGTCAAAACGCCCGTATTCAAACACCCGCCCGCGCAAATGCGGCACCGGCGAGAACACTTTCAGGCTGCCTGAAACGGCGAGCACCCAAGGCAGGCCGTTGGCTGCCTGCATTTGCCGGTCGGCGCCGGACAGCCACGGTTCGCCCTGCGGGTGCGAATGCACGATGGCGATTACTTCACCCTGGTCTGATGCTTCGATGAAATCCAACGGGGAAATCTCAAAGCGCTGCCCGGGTTCGGTAGCTACATTCTTACAGGGGCGATACACCTGTTTCCGACCCGCTTTAATAACAAAGCCGCAGCACTCGTTCGGAGCTTCTGCGGCAGCGTGGTTCAAAATCTCAGTTTGAATGGTCTTTGTCAGATTCATCAGCCTTCCTCTCGCCGGGCACCGTGGTCCACCCACCATAGGGAGGTACCGCGCTTCCAGCAAAACGGCGGGCACACGCCGCGATTGTTCGGCTATCCTGATCGTCGTCCTGCCTTCGAATGAGATACGCGGCTAATACTCGAACTAGCTCTTGTACCCTCTCGTCTGAAAAGGGGATTAGCTCATGAGCATTAAACTCCTCCCCATCTGAAGAGGTCACATACTCTATTTCGCACACAATCCCCGAAGAGGTCCTATAGAACGTTACATCTCCTTCAGAGAAAATACGCTTTTTAGTCAAGTTGGAGGTCATATCAAGGCCCTCAAACTACCCGACTTGGGCGGGAAGTCACACAAATCTGGTCAGGCAGCATGTGCTTGATACAGTCGTCACCCAACTCTGTCTCAGCGTCTGAGTAGTACATGAAGATAGACTCCGTACCGTCTGCCATCGGACCCATCTGGGCAATAAGGCGTCCAAACCCCTTTTCTGGTGCATAAGCGAACCGTGTAACCACACGACTAAGGTCTAAAGGAGGGTAAGGTTTCATTGAAAATCTCCCAATGGAAAAGTAAACTGCAGGTTTAAACACAAGGATACCAAATGGATACTACGATTTTTGACAGCAGATTCGACTCAAAAGAAATTCAACAAGCTGTCAGCCGACAAGTGGAAGTTGATTGGACGTCGGAAGCTTTCCTCGTCTTCCACCTTATGTGTGATAAACACATTGAATCTTTTATCTATAATGTCTGTGGAATAGAGGACTTTCTGTTTAATAAGCAAAAGAACAGGGAAGTGATAGGGTTTCTTGACAAAGTAGTAATAGCGAAAAACCTAGGACTACACCCATCATTGGCTTCTGCCTTGAGTGAGGTTAACTCCATTCGTAACAAGTACGCCCATCGCCTGAAAAAAGAAGAGATAACAGACAAAATTCCTGAAATCCGCAAACGGTTAGAGGAGGCGGGTAAGCACTTTAGGATTAGACCATTGGATAAGGTGTTGTTAGCGACTGATGAAAATGGAGCAGGTGACACCAAACCTACCACTTTTGAAAATTCTTCAATGCCTTTTCAATTACTTATTCTATCCTGCTATCTAGCCTATACCTTGAAAGCCAACCTCCAACAACTTCCGTCACGTTAAGGTGGTTAAGTCAAAGTTTTATCCACCCCCACCCAGCCGCCGAAGGGCAAGGCCGCGGTTTCGCCGTAACGCGCCTTGCAGCCCTGCAGCTTACGGCTGCATTCGTCTTTTTCCGGGTCGGCAGTGGGCATGTCGAAGCGGTCGGCCACCGGCTTGCCCCGATAGCCGCAGGCTTCGCCGCGATAATCGAACGGGCAGTAATCGTGCAGCATCAATCGCGCCGGAATCACTGCCCCGTCCGCTTCCGATGGTGCCGCCAGCTCAAACTGCGCCGATTCGGCGGTAAGCGATACCATCCGCTCCACCAGATACTTGCTCACGATTTCCTGCGCCGGGTCGGCCTGCGGGTTGCCCTGCGCGAAGTTGGCGGCATCCAGAAAGCGGGCATACGTCTGCCGGCGCCACACTTCCGCGCCGATCAGCTGGCCGAACTGCTCAGATAAGCCGGTAACCGTGCCGTACACGTTGGCCAGCGTAACCTTAGGCCTGTTGCCTGCCCCTTGGCCGCTCGATTCGAAGCCGTCAGCCTGAATCGGCAAACCCTGATAAGCCTGCCCCTTCCATATCACCGGCTGCGAGAGTTCGTTCAGCAAATTGCAGTAGCGCAGGATTTCGCCGCCCAACGGCCGCAAATCCAGCTCCCACAAATCCACCAACACGCCCTGATCCGCCGCCGACAACGCCCGCAGCATCGGAATGGAGAGTTGCTTCATACGTGGATTCATGCGAGCACCTCTTCAAACTGCCAGCTGATTCGATACAACCCGCCAATGTTTTTGACGGTGTACTCCTCCCCCACCTTCACCAGCAGCTTCTCCCCGCCTGGCGGTGTCCAGTGAAAAGATTCCACACCATTAGTGGAAGCGATAAAGGCTTCGATGGCGTCGATTTCCTCTTTCTCACCGGTCTTCTGCAACTCCCACGTCCGCATTTTTGGTCGCAGCGAAAGCGCCTGCCGTTGCTCGTAGCCGTCGCCGAACTTCACCGTGCGCACAGCGAACTTATGCTTGGCGCTGTTGCCATCCAAATCAGGCACAAACTCAAACGTCCGTTTCAGCATTGTCCAAACCTTCCTTCACTTCGGGTTCCTCTTTCTGCATCACATCAAGAAATGCTGTGTCGAATATCGCCAACAGGTTCAATTCCCAGCGCTGCATTCGTTGCCCAGTTAGTCGGCAGTAGGCGTCTATTTCGCCCCACGACAATGGACTAAGGGACACCCCTGATTGCCTGGCACGGTTTAATTCAAAAAACCACGCCCAAACATGCGTAACTGTTGGCGGAATAACAGGCGGGCTGTCCAAATCAGGCTTGCGGATACCTGTTTGCTGGTAAATCTGCTCCAGCGCATCCCATTTGGATTGCTCCCGGTCTTTGATGGGTTTGTGCAGCTTGAAATAACGCCGCGCCTGCCTCTCCGCCTC